CGCGCTCGACGTTCGCCATTGTTGTCGGCGTGGTCAACGGCTGGCACAGAGGCAAGCACCGCAATGCAACGTTGGCGCGAACAGGGGTTGCGATCTATTGACCGTGCTGAGCCGTCAAGTCTGTATTTTGCGGAGTGGTCGCCGCCGCCTGACATATCGCCTATGGATAGTCGCGCGTGGGGTTGGGCTAACCCAGCGCTAGGCAAAACCTTGACCTTAAAAACTATTGAGGCTGAGAGCGAAAACCCTGACCGTGCATCATTCTTGCGTGCGTCATGCAACTTATGGGTAGCCAGCGACAAGTCGTGGATAGCACCGGGTTTGTGGCCTGAGTTGGAGTACACCGACCCGATGCCTGACGGTGGCACAGTCGCCATAGAAACGTCGCTAACTGACGACCGATATTTTGCCACTCGAGCCGTCGTACTTGACGATCGGCGCACCGTCGTCACCGTTGAATTTGTCTGCGACACATACGACGAAATGTTGCAACACGTAGAACGCCTAGCCAAAAACACGGCAATTAAATTTGCGATCTCACCGTCAATAGATATTCATTGGCCGTTAGCGCTCGAGCGTCGCAGGGCGATCGTCGGCTATGGCGAGATACTTAAATTTACGCCGCGCATCAAGTCAATGATTCACGAAAAACTGTTGTGGCATACAGGCGAAAACATGCTTGCCGAACACGTACAACGCGCCGTCGCAGTACGATCACAAAACAGCATCGCACTATCTAGCCAGCGATCACCCGGCCCGATCGAGTTAGCACGATGTTTAGTTTGGTGCGCCGCACTTGCTAGCCGACCTACAGCAACAGGTAAACCTATGATCGTTGTGGCTAGTGGCTAGTATGCAAAACGGGTGGCCGTCGTTTACCTATGCTTTCTCGGTTACGTTTGCGGCGGTCACCTATACACAACGGGCAAATGGTTTGGTGGCATACTTAGCGCATGGGCATATTTAACCGCACCGTAAGCAAAGCAGCAATATCACCGCAGCCAACTAAAGCGGCCGCTGCAGGTAGCGGATACGTTGGGCAAAACGCGGGCGCAAATTCAATCGGTCAGTACTACAACTACGTTGAGGGTACGGCACGCAATCGTGCTATGAGTGTGCCGACAATTAGTCGAGCGCGCGATCTTATGGCCAGCGTTATTGGTTGCATGAATTTAAAGATGTATACCGAAATGTGGAACGGTCAAGAAATGGAAAAGATGCCGTTAGCGCCGCGCACTTGGTTGCGACGCATAGACCCAAGCGTGCCTAATTCGTTTTTGCTTGCATGGTTATTTGACGATCTTTTTTTCTTTGGCAGAAGTTTCCTCTACAAAACTTCATTTACGGCCGACGGGTATCCAGCGTCATTCACTCGACTACCTGCAGCAATGATACAGACGCTTGATCAATCAGGTCCAGTTTGGTTTGCACCGTCAAAACAAATTGTGTTTAACGGCGCTGAACTTGACCCAGCAAACGTCGTGCAATTCTTGTCGCCAATTCAAGGCATCACATATATGTCAGAAACCGCAATCGCTACAGCGCTAAAACTTGAAGCAGCACGTTATCGCAACTCGTCATCAGCAATCCCGGCTGGCATTTTGCGTCAAACTGGCGGCGAGCCTTTGAGCGCTCAAGAGTTAGCCGATCTTGCAGCGGCGTTTAATGCTGCGCGTGAAACTAATCAAACTGCCGCGCTAAACGAGTTTGTGTCGTACACAGAAACCGCAACTAGCCCTGACAAAATGTTGCTAATTGAAAGCGCTGAATTTCAGGCAATGGAAATGGCACGTCTTTGCAACATTCCGCCGTACCTTGCAGGCGTGTCGGTCGGCAGTTATTCGTACCAGTCAAGTGCGGAAGCGCGCATGGACTTGTGGACATTCGGCGTACGCGCTTACGCAGATTGCATCGCTGGCACACTAAGCCAAAACAACGTGCTACCTAACGGCACATATGTCGAGTTTGACGTTGAGCAATACTTGTCGGGCGAATACTCAATGAGCGATTACCGCGAGGACAATTCCGAAACACCGATACCAAATGGAGTACTATAAATTTTATGATCAGATTTACCCCCAATCAAAAGATCACGGTTGATGCAGCGGCGGCAGAGGGCTTGCCGTCGCGCTCAATCTCAGGCGTGGCAGTTACATACGACGAGACAGCGACAGTTAATGACGGCACTAAGGTACGATTTTTGCAAGGGTCGTTGCCAGTCACGGGGCGCGACCCAAAACTATTTATGCAACACGACAGCAATCAGATTGTCGGCAAAGTAATTGAGCGCGTGGACACGCCACAGGGAATGATGTTTACGGCCAAGATCAGCGCCACTCGACTAGGCGATGAAGCTTTAACGCTGGCCAATGACGGCGTTATTGACTCTGTATCGGTAGGCGTAACGCCAACAAAGTTTAGTTACGACGAGGAAGGCGTGATGATTGTTGAGTCGGCTACGTGGCAAGAATTGTCAATGGTCAGCGAAGGCGCTTTTAACGGTGCGATCATTACCGAGGTCGCAGCCAGCGCCCCCGACGAGGTAGCCGAAGGTATCCCCGAAACCGAATTGACAAGTGCTATACAATCAGAACAACAAGAACAAAAGGACACAACCCCCATGAGCGAAACACCAGTTACACCAGTAGTTGAAGCAGCGACCGCAACAGTTGAAAAACTTTGGGCGCAACCAAAACACGAATTTAAAATGCCAACACCGGGCGAATACTTTGCCGCAATGACAATTGGTGGCGACACATTTCGCAAAGTAAACGAAGCATACAAATTTGCTGCCGCTAAAAGTCAGTCAGCATTGCAATTTGCTTTGGCACAAGACTTGACAACTGATACACCGGGTTTGTTGCCACAACCAGTTTTGGGCAACGTTTTCTTGAACTACAACTTTGTGCGACCAGTTGTGTCAGCAATAGGTACTCGAGCAATGCCAAACGGACAAGGTAAATCGTTTACTCGCCCGATCATTACTCAGCACACCGCAGCAGGCGTACAAACTGAAGGTTCAGAAGTAACAAACCAAAAAATGACGCTTAGCGCAAATACGGTTACACGTAGCACCGTTGCAGGTGGCGTGTTTATCTCGCAACAAGACATTGACTTCACCGATCCAGCAGCGCTTAACGCGATCTTGACAGACTTGCAAGGACAGTACCTTAAAGAAACTGACAACATTGCGGCCGATGCTTGCGTTACAGCAAAACAGACATCGGGTTTTACTTGGACAGTTACAGCAGGTGACCCAACATCACTTATGGCAGCGTTGTACGGTTGCGCGTTTAACATCAGCAATTCAACAAACTTGTTCGCAACACACTTGCTGGTAAGCGTTGACGTGTGGCAGAAATTGGGCGGTCAACTTGACAATGATAAGCGCCCACTATTCCCAGCAATCGGCGCACCGGGTCTTATTGGTCAAAACACATTAGGCGCAGGTTCAGCCGCATCATGGTCAGGCATGAACCCAATGGGACTTGAGATCGTCGTTGACGGCAACTTTGCGTCAGGCACAATGCTTGTCGTACACGCCCCAGCAATTGAACTCTACGAACAGCAACGCGGCATCATGCGAGTTCAAGACCCAGCACTTTTGGGCGAGAACTTCTCGTACTACGGTTACTTTGCAACATTCTTTCAAGATGCAACAGACGCAACCGCAGGCTCACGCTTCGTACAGTCGATCACAGTCGCCTAGTCGTAAGCGGCAAAACCGCTCATGGCAACATATTCAACAGCCAGCAAACAGTTACTAGATAACTACGCCTGCATATCTACGCTCGAGCCAACCGACATACAGGTTGGCGACAGCGTAGTTGTAGGCGCGTTAGGCGCACCGTTTAACGGCACGTTTACCGTGTTGGCTTGCCCGCAATACCGTTACGTTGGCGTTGACGGTACAACAGGCGAATTTAATTATGACGTGACGGTTGCAGTACCTAATCAAGTGTTGTACGCCTGCACAGGTGACGACGTTGATTTTGTTGCGATCTATACAGGCACAGTTGCGTTTACACCTACCTGCACGTGGGTCACGGTTGCAAACCTTGTCACCTATCTTGGCGTGTCAATCACTAACCCGTCTGATGATTACACGCTGGCTACGCAGGCCGTGAGCGCTGGCAACCAGTTTTGCAGTCGTCGTCGCGCTGAGGCAGGGTACAACGACAGTCTCAGCACGTCGCCTAGCGGTGACGTAACGCTCGGCTGTTTGATGTATTGTGCAGCGTTGTGGCGTAGTCGAGGCAGTCTAGAAAACGTGTTTGCGTCGTTTGACAACATGGGTACAGCACCGCAACAGTCAATGACACCGATCGTTAAACAGTTGTTAGGTATTGACCGACCAGCGGTGGCGTAGTGCCTGCACCGTACAACGATCTATTTAACGAGGCGCTAGACGATCTGAGCGCCACGCTGACAGCCGTAACAGGCTTACGGGTAGTAAACGACCCGACAAAACTTGTGCCTAATTGTGTGTTTATTACAGCGCCAAGTTTTACGACCATTGCGGGCAACGGCAACATCGTGCGTATGGACTTTCCAATAAAAATTGTTGGCAGCGGCCCAGCGGGGTTGCCTGTGTTGCGTGAGATTTTGCAGATTACCGCGCTAGTGCTTGGCTCGAGCGTTATTGCAATGTCTGGCAGACCCGGCACGCTTGACATAGGCGGGCAAGAGTATCCGTGTTATGACGTAGCAGTTGGCTTGCAAGCGCAAACGGCGTGAGCATACACACGCATATCGTTGCGGTATGGTAAAACTATAGTTACAAGACAAAAGGATTAACACATGGCAACTAGCACCTATCTATCAAACCCAGTCGTTTTAATCGGTGCGTCAAGCGCAGCGACAACAGACATCACCGATCAGGTATCGGCAGTTACCGTTAACTATGTTGTTGAAGCACTTGAGGACACCGCGTTTGGCTCGACTGCACGCACTAACACCGCTGGCCTGCAATCAAACAGCGCAACGTTAACTCTTTATGCGTCATACGCATCGGCTGAAAGTTACGCAACATTGTCAGCGCTTGTTGGTACAAAGTGCTACATCAAAGTAACCCCAGCATCAGGTGCAAACACCGCAACCAATCCGGGCTTTGAATTAACAAACACTTACTTAAGCGCGTTGCCAGTAATGAACGCGAATTTAGGTGAGTTGGCTACCTACGACATTGAACTCATGGGTGGCGCATACACAGTTGACGTAACGTGATCTAACGCGCCATAACTGGCCGAGAACAGGACAAGGCAATGCGATTAAAACTTAAAGTAGATTTGCAAGACGGCGTAGCGCCAGTCGAGTTGACTACAAATATGTTTGTTATCTGCGAGTGGGAAAAAACTGAGGGTCGTAAAATTAGTGACGGCAAAGGTATTGGCTACACCGATTTAGTTTGTTGGGCATACAATTTGCTAAAACTTAGCGGCCAAAAAATGCCTGCAACATATCGTGATTGGGTTAAAGAAAACCCGAACATGACTATTGAGGCAATAGACGAGACAGACCCAAACCTTACGGCGTAGGCAGTTACCGACGGCAACTAGCAGAACTGTTAGTCGCAACAGGGTATTGGCCTACGACAATCGAGTTTGACACGCGCGACCTGATAACGGTGATTACGCTATTGAATAAGCAAAAGAGGTAGCGCAATGCCAGCATCAACAACTATTGAGATTGTCGGGGTTAAGCAGACGATTAACTCTTTGCGTAAAATTGACCCGCAATTGCAAAAAGATTTTAAGGCAGACGCAACCGCTATTGCACAGCCAGCAATACAAGCAGGCAAAGCCGTGTATAAAGAATTACCGTTATCAGGTATGCGCTACAACTGGGTGCAACGTGATCGCAAACTATTCCCGTTTACAACAGCCAAAGCAATCAGCGGAGTGCGTATGCGCTTTGACACTCGACGCAACGCGGTAGGCGTTATTCTTATTGAGCAGAAAGACCCAGCGGCCGCAATCTTTGAAACGGCTGGTCGCGCTAACTCAAACAAATTAGGTAATGCACTTGGGTTTGTTGGCGCTGGTCGCACTCGACTTATTGGCCCGGCTGTTTATAAAGCGCGTCGCGGTATCGAGGCTGAGATGACAAAGATGATTGCTAAAACTATGCGCGTCGTGCAGGCAGGTTTGTAATGGCTTTAAGTATTCCGATTGTCTCAGAATTTGACGGAAAAGGAATAGACCGCGCAATCCGCGAATTCAAACAGTTAGAAACGGTTGGCGAAAAGGCACAGTTTGCTATTAAAAAAGCGGCGATACCTGCGGCGGCTGCGATCACGGCGGTTGCGGGTGCGCTTGGCTTGGCTGCTAAAGCGGCAGCCGAGGACGAACAACAACAAGCAATTTTGGCTAACACAATGCAAAACGTTGTCGGCGCTACTGACGCAACTGTTGCAGCGACTGAGGACATGATCTCGGCTATGTCAAGGGCGACTGGTACGGCTGACAGCGAGTTACGGCCAGCGTTTAGTGCATTGCTTGTCGGTACAAAAAACGTTGGCGATGCAACTACAGCGTTATCGCTTGCACAAGATATCTCAACTGCAACTGGCACAGATCTTGTAACAGTTAGCGATGCGCTTGCCAAAGCGTATGCAGGAAATATGAAAGGCTTGCAAGCATTGTCGCCTGAGATGAAAGGCATGATTAAAGACGGTGCTGATCTTGACACGGTGATGCTTGCGTTAAACGACAATTTTGGTGGCGCGGCCGCAGCGTCGGCACAAACTGCAGCAGGTCAGTTTAAAATATTAAAAAATAGTTTAGATGAAACTACAGAAAGTATTGGCGCAGCATTGTTGCCAGTTGTACAAGCCGTGTTGCCGTTTTTGCAACGCTTTGCTGATTGGGCTCAAAAAAACCCTAAAGCATTTCTTTACGTTGCAGGCACGATCGCCGCAATGAGCACAGCAATATTGGCCTTAAATTTTGCAATGTCATTAAACCCGGTCGTTGCTATGGCTGCAGCAATTATTGCGTTGTCGGCAGCAATGGTTTATTTAGAACAAAAAACAAACGCATTGTCAAATGCTTGGGGTCGTTTTGGTGCAGTTATTCGACTTGTGCTTGGCCCGTTGTACGACGTGTTTGCGTTGGCTGGCAAATTGGGTTTGATTGACAAAATTAGTGTGCCAAGTTTGCCAAGTACAAGTTTTCCTGCGCCGACATCTAATTTGCCGCCTGCGTTACGTTTTGCACCGCAACCAATTGTCACGCCAACTATGCCTACCGTGCCAGCGATTATTGGCGGCGGTGGTGGCGGTGGCGGTAGTCGAGTCGGCGGCGGTGGTGGCGGTGGCGGAATTGGTAGCCCAAACGATTTAGTGACCATTCAAGGCGCTTTAACCACGTCAGGCAACGCTGAACGCATTGCAGCGCGCGAGGCTGCAGCGCCAGTTGTTATAAACGTCAGCGGTGGCGTGTCAACCAGCGCCGAGATCGGACAATCGGTTTACAACGCGCTATTGCAATACAAACAGGTTTACGGGCCGCTAACGGCTATTGCAACATAATGCCAGCAACACTTGTTACAGGCGGTAGTTACACGCTAGAGATCGGTGCAGGGTTTGACGAGGACGCGTTTATTCTTGACGAAAGTTTGCTTAACGGCGTTGACGTGCTTGACGGTGACGGTGAGGAGTTTTACGACATTACCGACAAGGTGACAAACATTCGAGTGTCGCGCGGCCGTAAGCAACCGATTGACTCGTTTGGTGCGGGCACGATGATTGTGTCAATGCAACAAAAAGAAAACGACCGCACACTTGACCCGTTTAACA